TGTAATAACTAGAGTGGTATTACCAACTCAGAATTTTGCATACGATACAACTGAAGCACAAACACCAATGGTACAATCTCAATTGATTAGTGGTGAAAGATATGACTTATTTAACTTTGTGACTTTAGGACATGGTGATATTTACAATACAAAATATAAAGTAGGTATTTCAAATGTTAAAGCAGCTGGTGAAGATGGTTCAACTGATTATTCAACATTTACTGTAACAATTCGTTCATATAGTGATACTGATAAGAGAAAGAGTGTAATAGAAACATTTAATAATGTAAATTTAGATGCAGCATCTCCTAACTATATAGCTAGAAGAATTGGTGACAGATATAATACAATTGATTCTAATGGTAAAATAACTGAAAATGGCGATTACTCAAACAAATCAAAATATGTAAGAGTAGTTGTATCAGCAGCAGGTTCATTCCCAATATCAGCAGCACCATTCGGACATGGAGCATATACAAACCCAATTACGGCAACAAACAATGCAGAATCACTTTTAGTACCTGCAGTAACATTCCAAACTAACTCAACTGGTAACTCATCTTCATCTCCAATATATTTTAGTGGATTTGATTTTGAAACAACTGGAGTTAAATTAGATAACGCACAATACTTAAAAGCAATTCCTGTTGGAGCTCAAACTGGTTCTAACACAGCATTCGCATTTGATTCACAATTATCATATGTAATGACTGGTTCAGCATCAACTGATATGGTTAAGAGACAATTCATATTAGGATTCCAAGAAGGTTTTGATGGTATGAATCCAACTGTAACTAAAGCTAAAGCTGGTGATGCTGATTGGGGTAATGCAAATACGCAAGGATTTAATTGCGCATCTTCAACATCATCTGGTTCAGTAGCATATACTAAAGCAATCAACGCAGTATCTAACCCTGATGAGTGGGATATCAATATGGTAGTAACGCCTGGTATTGTAAGAAGTTTACATCCTGCAATTGTAACAAAAGCAATTGATATGGTAGAAGAAAGACAAGATGCATTTTATATCGCTGATTTCAATGATTATGATGATACAATAACTGAAGCAACTGAGCAAGCAAACGCAGTTGATTCTAACTATGTAGCAACTTACTATCCTTGGGTTAAGACAATAGATACAAACACAAACAAATTGATGAGTGTTCCACCATCAGTATTAATGCCCGCTGTTTTCGCAGCTAACGATAGATTAGCAGCAGAATGGTTCGCACCTGCTGGTTTGAATAGAGGTGGTATCACTGGAGCAGTTAGTGTTTTAAATAGATTAACACATTCTGAAAGAGATACTTTATATGAGAACAAAGTAAACCCAATCGCAGCATTCCCTGGACAAGGTATTGTAGCATTCGGACAAAAGACATTGCAAGATAAGGCATCAGCTTTAGATAGAATCAATGTTAGAAGATTACTTATCGTTCTTAAGAAGTTTGTAGCATCTACATCTCGTTATTTAGTGTTTGAACAAAATACATCTTCAACTAGAGCAAGATTCTTAAATACGGTTAATCCTTATTTAGAAGCTGTACAACAAAGACAAGGTCTTTATTCTTTTAGAGTTGTAATGGATGAAAGTAATAACACACCTGATGTGATTGATAGAAACATATTAGCTGGACAGATTTTCTTACAACCGGCAAAGACGGCGGAATTTATCGTAATAGATTTCAACATCTTACCAACTGGAGCAAGTTTCTCAGCATAATATAGAAAAACAAAAAGTAGATATTTATTAATATAAAATAAAAGGAATAAAATGGCAGAAATATTAGAGTTTAATAAGATGTTCTATACGAACTTCGAACCAAAAATGAAAAATCGCTACATCTTAGAGTGGGATGGTGTACCGGGGTATATGGTTAAAGCAGCAGCAAGACCATCAATCCAATTTGAAACAATCACTTTAGACCATATCAACATCAAAAGAAAGTTGCAAGGTAAAGGTGAGTGGCAAGATATTACAATTACTCTTTATGACCCAATTGTACCATCGGCTGCACAATCAGTAATGGAGTGGATTAGATTGGGACATGAATCAATCACTGGTAGACGTGGATACGCAGATTTTTATAAGAAAGATTTGGATTTCTATATGTTAGGACCAGTTGGTGATAAAATAGAACAATGGAAAATTAAAGGTGCATTCATTCAGCAAGCAAACTTTGGTGATGTATCATTTGATTCTAACGAACCTGCAACAATTGAATTAACATTATCTTACGATTACGCTATTCTTGAATACTAATCTAAAAATAACAAAAATAAGGGGATTTTAAAAGAATCCCCTTTTTTATGCTTTCTAATTTTTCAAAAACTATGTATTTATATATACAAACTTAAAACAAAGTAAAGTTATGACAGAAAAAACATATGATTTTCCAACGGAGGTATTAGATTTACCATCAGGAGGAAAGATTTATCCAAAAGAGAGTCCTCTTTCATCTGGACAAATTACTATAAAGTATATGACCGCAAAAGAGGAAGATATACTTGCATCAACAAATTTAATTAGAAAAGGAATAGTATTAGATAAACTATTTGAATCTATTATTGTTGATAATGTAAATCCAAATGATATTATAATTGGTGACAAAAACGCTATAGTTTTAGCAACTAGATTGTTAGGATATGGAGCAGATTACCCAATTAGTTTTTACTCACAAAAAACAGGTGAGCAAATTGATGCTGTTGTTGATTTATCAAAAGTACAAACAAAAGAAGTAGATACATCTATTTTTAACAACAAAAATGAATTTGAATTTACATTACCTTCAAATGGTAAGAAAATAACATTCAAATTACTTACACATGGTGATGAGTTAGCAATTCAAAAAGATATTGATGCTTTGGAAAAATTAAACAAAGATTCATCGTTTGAAATTACTACTAGATTACGTCACATGATTAAAAGTGTAGATGGTAATAACGATATATCAGCAATATCTAAATTTGTTAATGGTATGTTAGCAAAAGATAGTAAGGCTTTAAGAAATTATATAAAATCCATATCACCTGATGTTGATATGGTATTCACCCACATCCATGAAGATGGAGAAACCGAGGTAGTTCCCATTACGATGGGAGTTGGGTTTTTTTGGCCTTCCGAAAAATCATAGTATAAACATTCACACTCAAATATTTGAGATGGTGAATTACGGAAATGGGTTTACGGTAATGGATTTGTATAAAATGCCAACCCATCTTAGAAATTTCTACTACAATAAATTAGTAGATGCTAAGAAAAAAGAGAATGAACAAGTAGAAACTGCAAATAAAGCATCTAAAGTTAGGATTAAGAGGTAATTTCCCTTAAATCCTAACTTTTTTGTTTATAAGATATTTATAGATAATAACTAAAACAAATAGATATATGGCAAAGAAATACAAAATATCAAAGAGTAGCTTAACTGAATTTTTTGGATTATTTGGTAAAAGAAAAAAACCAGAAGAAATTCAAAACCTAATAGATAATGACCCAGTATTAAAGCAGTTAGATGCAAGATTAGCCGATATTAATAAAAAAGCATCGGAAAGAATGCTTAAAGATAAACCTTGGATGGCTACATTAATGAAAAAATACGGATATAACCCAAACGATTAATTAATATTAGATAATGGCATCTAAAGATGATAATAAACGAATAGATAAAAATCAAAGTGTAATTAAGCATTTAAAGGAAGAAGGTAAACTTATTACCGCTAATGCAAAAACTAGCGCTAAAGTTGCAGATGATGCTGCAAAAAAAGCAGATGATGCGGCTAAAAAGCAAAAACAACATGATAAAGATTTATTACGATTAGAAAAAGCCAGAGCAAAAGAAAATGAACATATACGAAAAGAATCGGATGGTATATTAAAGTCTTTAACTAGAATGCCAAAAGAAGTACAAGCTTCATTAGGAAAAACTAGTAAAGGTGGAGGACTTTATTTGGATATTGCAACAGATATAGTTCAATTAGAGCAAAAAAGAGCGGGTTTAAGCAAAGAACAGGTAGATAAAAATATAGAAAATGCATCATTTGCAACTAATATTTTAGATAAATACAAAGAATCAGCAGTTGAGGCAAATAAAACTAAAATGTCTTTATTTGGACAAACGGAAGCTGAAAAACAATTGGCTGAAATTGAAGCAAGGCGAGATGAGTTAGGAGAAAGTATGGTTCATAAATTAAAAGAAGCAATAGAAGCTACTGAAATTTTAGAACAAAAAACAGAAAGATTAACTGAAATTCAACACGCTGGAAAGGAATTATATGAGGACGCTCCCGAATCACTAAAAAGTGCAATTGATTTTACTAAAAAATTAGGAAAAGCAATGGCATCCGGCCCATTAGTGGCGATTGTATTAGTAGCAGCAGCTTTGGCAGCAGGTCTTGAATCATTTAAGGAATTAGATAAAGCGGCCGAAGATTATAGGAAGACTTCTGGAATGACTGTTAAACAAACAGAGCATCTTGCACACCAAGCACATGAAATTGAAGTTGCATATAGAGGAGCTGGTGTAGAATTAAAACATATATTTGATGTAAGTAATGATTTAGCAAATGTGTTTGGTGATATGACTCACTTTTCAACTGCAACATACGCAGCATTAGGTGGAATACAGGCTAGAACCGGAGCAACATCAGAAACAGCAGCAAAAGTACAGGGTATATTTGAGCAAGTAGCTGGAGTTAGTGGTGAAACTGCAGCTAGTTTACAAATGCAAGTTGCATCATTGGCTCAGCAAGGTAAGGTATCTCCAAAAGAAGTATTGGAAGATATCGCAGAAAATGCAGAAGCAACTTCTAAATTTTTTAAAGGAGATGTTAATGCACTTAAAGCTCAAGTAATTCAAGCTCATCAATTAGGTACAACATTAACTAAAGTAGCAAAGGTAGCAGAAGATTTATTGGACTTTGAGGGTGGTATTGAAGATGAATTAGTAGCAGCAACATATGTAGGCGGCCAATTTAATCTTAGTAGAGCAAGAGCATTAGCATATGAAAATGATTTAATTGGTGCACAAAAAGAAACATTAAAACAATTAAATCAGGGTGTTGGATTTAAAAATCAAGACCTATTTACTCAAAAAGCTTTAGCAAAGGCAGCTAATATGAGTATTGAAGATATTAATAAGCAATTGACTATGGAAGAAAAGTTAAGTCATTTGCATGGAAAAGATTTGGAAGATGCCGAAGCCGCAGTTAAATCTGGATTAGATTTGACAGATATAAAAGATGACCAATTAAAACAAAAAACTGCTGAATTTATACAAAACCAAAAAATAAATGGCCAGATAACTGATATGGAAAATAAGTTTAAAGCAATAACCGCACAAGTAGGTGGTGCTTTAGTACCAATATTTGAAGCTTTAGCACCCATACTCCAAGCTGCATTATATCCTGTTACATTAATGGCAGAGGGGTTTAATAAAATTGTAGGATTTGTTAAAGAATATTCGGTAATTTCCGGTATTATTTTAGGTAGTATGGCCGCATTGTATTTAATACAAAAAGGAATTGTATTATATCAAAGACGTGAGGCTGTTTTAAGATTGCTAAATATGAAAAGAGCAAAGACAATGGTTATTTTAAATGCAATGTCAAATCCGGCTAAAGCTGTAGCTGGTATATTGGCAGCATCTTTAGTGGTTGGTGCAATATCTTCTATGGTAGGTGATGTGAAATCTCCAGCAAAAGGAAAAACTCAAGTATCAACAAAAGAAGGTGGAATATTTACATTATCTCCAAACGATGATTTAGTTGCAGCACCTGGAGCAGCATCAAAAATGGATATGGTATCAAAAATGGGTAAAGGTGGAATGGCAGTATCTTCAAATTCAGATAGTAAATATATAGCATTGCTTGGAAGAGTAGATACGTTGATGCAAAAATTAACAACTGGTGGAATTGTTGCACATGCATATATGGATACTTCAAAGGTTACGGCAAATGTGGCAAATAATTCTAATAATAATACTAGAAACAATTTTGCATTCGGACAAGGATAATAATATAATATGCCAACGATAGAAGAATTATTTAGAAGTAAAAAATTAAGTAGTGGTAAAACCGCAGAAGAACAATATGCTGTCCGTAATAGTAAAGATAATGAACTAACATCAGCAGCTGGTTTAATGGGATTACCTTTTAAAGCAGCAACGGCAATTAGAAGAAAAATATCAACAACTGGTAAGGAAACTTTAGTTGAGCAAGAAACAACTGGATTAAGAATAATAAGTAAATTATCCTCACCAATTATATATGGTACTAAAATAGCAAGATTCACATTACAACAAAGTGATGATGTTCAGGAAATGAAAAATAGTACTAATCCAACTGATGCAGGGGGTGGATTATTAGGTGGTTTGGTGAATGCTGGTAGAGGTTTAATCAATTCAGTAAAATCTATATTAGGTGTTCCTCAAAACATAACACCAACTAAAATATATTTAAATAAAACTAAATTCAATACCGATAATGTTTTTGTATCCGATACAATGTCAGTATTAGCAGATATTCAAAAAAAGGGTGGTGGTAGTGCATTAGGAAAACTTTTAGCAAAAGGAATTGGTAGTGGTGGTACGATTGGACAAGCTGCAAATAATATTCCTGGCGCAGCTGCAGAAGCTGGTAAAAAAGCATTAAAAAATTTATTATTAGGAAGTGGTAATGCAGGACAAATAAATTTAGCAAATAATTCAGGAGTAGCAAGTTATATATATCGTACAGACCCATATGGTAAAATTACTAGTGATTGGTTGTTTACTTCGTTTTCACGCCAATCAAATAATACACCAACAGGTAAATATTCACAAACAAAGAAATTTAGTGATGATGATGTTTTTGATAGGAATGATTTATCTACCAAATATTCAATGATTCCAGACGGCGCGCATTTTAGAGAAAAAACCACCATAGAAACATTTCAAAATGAACCATATGATGTATCAATTGATGGTACTACCATTGGTCGTGCTGGAGGCCGATATACAAAAAGAAATAAACAAAGATTTGATAAAGCATCTTTAGAATCAAAATTAGGACTTACTACAAATAAAACGGGTGATAATGGTGTGGTTGATTTGGTAGGACAAGGCCGTTATTTAGATTCATATAATTTACATTTACCATATATTGGTGACAATAAAAAAATAGATGGTTCTAATGATAGTATTGATACTCAGGATTTTGTAGCACTTAAATTTTATTCTGTTGCAAAGAGTGCATCTGTTAATTTTAGAGCAACTATAACTGGATTAACCGAAACATTTGCACCATCTTGGGAAGCCAGCAAATTTATAGGAAATCCCTTTAGCTTTCATACATACAGTGGTATTGAGAGAACCATTCAATTTAATTTTAAAGTATATTCATTATCAGCAAATGAACATACTGCTGCATGGGAAAGAATAAATTTTTTAGCATCATTGGTTTATGCACAAGAATATATTAGAGAAAACGCTGTAGTACCTCCATTTTTGAAATTCACATTGGGTGATATGTTTAAAAATAAAGAATGTTTTATAGATTCATTAATTTATACAATAGATGATAATAATGTATGGGAAACTGGAGAATATGCACCTGATTATAAATTACCTAGAATTATTGATGTAGGTATTACATTAAAATTTGTTGAAAGCAAATTTAGCACCTTTGAAAAAAATCTATATGGATTTAAAAGTTCAAATGATAAAGCATTATCTCCAAATAGTTCGCCAAAAGAAATAATAAGTGCTCAAGAAGAAGCGGAAGCAACAGCGAAAAAAGCAAAAGTAGCTAAGGATAAAGCCGCTGCAACAAAAGCCGCTGCAGAAAAATCAATATCGGATAAAATCTTAGTCGGAGGTTCGCAATATGTTAGAGCAGCAGACCCATCTAATAATACGCCATTTTCAACATCGGCTACATCATTTAGTGGTTATTATAATCCATCAACCGGACAAGGTACGCCAGAAGCTAAAGCGTTACATGATAGGGTGAATAAAATTAAAGGTGTTAAAATGGACCCAACTCCAATTAAAATACCTAAGAATTTTTAAATAAATAATTATGATAAGTAGATACTATAATAATAAAACTAAAAAAACTACTGATGGTAGGACTGTATATAAATCAATAATATATCCAAACATACCATTAAGGGATGATGATGTATATGTTGCTACTGAAACTGGCGATAGATTAGATACATTGGCTCATCAGTTTTATAAAGATTCATCTCTTTGGTGGATTATAGCATCGGCAAATAATATACATAATTCAGTATTTGCATTCACAGAAGGTACTATATTAAGAATACCACAAAATTATCTACAAATACTAAGAAATTTTACTAACTAATGTGGCCTAAATTAACAAATATTGAAAAACCAATTGTCAATAGTATAAACTCAAGAAGAGATATTAAGAAAGCAACTAATATGAATGTTTGGTTGCGTGTATTTTCCGGAGCAGGTAGTGGGTTAATTATGACATCTAATAATAATTTTGAATTATTCAAAGCAGCAGGAGAGGGAGCATCCATATATGGTAGTCCTAATTCTGTTGGAACTATTGGTACTGATTGGAATGGTAACCCTATTTTTGGTGGTAATGATAGAGGATTACGTCCATCTCCGGGAATAATATCATTTGAAGTAAAAGAAGGAAAGGACCAAATATCAAAAGAAGCAACTTTAGGAATTAAATGTTTTTCATTACAACAAATGGAAATTGTACAAAAGTATTTTTTAGAACCTGGATATTCACTTTGTGTGGAATGGGGATGGAATACACCTGAAGGGGGTATGAGTATGATTGATACTGGTGCGGGAATACTATCTCAATGTACCGGAAGAAATTTAAACTATGATGTATTACATAATTTAAGAATAAAATCAAATGGTGATTATGATACATTTTTTGGATTTATAGTTGGTGGTAGTGTTTCAAATGATGGTGAACAATTTAATGTAGATATAAAATTAAGAGGAGCACCCGGATTACCAACATATTTACAATCTCATGCACAACTACAAAAGCAAGATAGCAAAGGTAAAATAATTGATAGTGGTAAAAAAGACCCATACCCACCATCGGAAGTTTCGGATGAGGATAAAGCTTTATCTGTACCACTTAGAAGATTTAAATCAATGTTTAATGATTTACCAGCACATAGGCAAATTAGTCAAGTAGATGATTTAAAAACAAAAGTTACTCAATTTGATTTTATAAATGTTGATGAAGTTATAAAAAATAACATAGTAACTAGCTACGGTACTAATTTTGGTTTTTTTAACAAAAGTGAAGGTCCTGATGTAAAAGTTAATGCCGCTGCAGGTAGTACTAGTGTTACAATAGCTAAAGAAAAACTTTATTCAAAAAATAGATATATTAAAATGGATTTAGCAATTGATATTCTAAATTCAAATGGGGCATTATTATCTTATACAATGGGTGATAAAAAAGTCGGAGTTGGGATTGATATATCTAAAGCTAAAATAGGTGCATTTCCAAGAATGTTTTCATTAAAATCATCTGCATTAGTTATACCAGGAGAAATACCAGCTTTTGTTGAATATTATTTTAATGATGCAACTATAACACAACTTGCAGAAGGACGTCTGCAGGTTGGGGGTAATGTAATTGAAGCAAAACCAAATCATGCAATTAATGGTATTTCATTTGTACAAGGAAAAAATTTAACACCAAATATTGATAATGATGGATATGCTGAAAAGGCAGGCTATTGGGGATATTTAAAAGATTTATATGTGAATCTTGATATGCTTATAGCTAAAACAAAACAACCAAATAAAAGTATAAGAGAAGTATTGTTGGATGTACTAAATGAAATGTCAGCTGCAGCAAATTCATTTTGGCATTTTCAATTGGTAGAAAGAGTACTAACAGAAGATAGTGGTGCTTTAAAAAAAGGAGATGTTGTAATAACTGTAATTGATGAAAACTGGATAGGTGAAAATCCAAATGATAGTATTGAATTTTTCTATCATACTGGAGAACGTTCACCATTTTTAGAATCAACTTTGGATTTGTCAATTCCAGCGGATATGGCAAATAAAATAATATCAGAAAGATTAAGTATATCTTCTCAAAAAGATGCACCATTTATTAGTACTGCTAAAGGTGGATTTTTTGCATCTGAACCGGATATGTTTTTAAAAGCGGCAAATAAATATAAAGATGGTAATAATGAAAATGTAGATAACGGCGTAGTAGCTGTCGAAGAGGATTCGCTGGAAGCTAAAACAGCCAAACAAACAGAATTACAAGAAAAATTAGCTGATGCAAAAATTAATCCGCCAGCTGGACCAAAGGCTTTGTTTGGGAGCCAAGAAGTTGTAGATAAACGCTTCCAACAGAAAGCTGTTGAAAAAATACAAACCGAATTGACGGCGCTTGAAAACGAAATTG